TGATGCGTTCATGGAAATTGTTGAACGATGCATGCTTGATCCAGATGCAGATGATTCTTGGGACTTGATTGATCCAAAGTCAAACGAGATCCGTGAGACTGTGTCAGCAAAAGAACTTTGGCAACGTATCCTTGAGATGCGTATGCAAACTGGTGAGCCATACATCCACTTCATCGATGAGTCAAACCGTAAGTTGCCACACTGGCTAAAAGAAAAAGGTTTGAAGGTTCACCAATCAAATCTTTGCTCAGAGATTATTTTGCCAACAAACGAAAAGCGTACTGCTGTTTGCTGCTTGTCTTCTCTTAACTTAGAGTACTACGATGAGTGGAAAGACCACCCAACCTTCTTGCGTGACATTGCAGAAATGCTAGATAATGTCCTTGAATACTTTATTCAGAATGCACCGAAAGAAATTAAACGTGCTAAGTATTCAGCAATGAACGAGCGTTCAATTGGTATCGGTGCGTTGGGATGGCATGCATTGCTACAAAAGAAAGGTTTGCCATGGGAATCATCTATGGCAGTTGGTTTGAACAAAGCTATTTTCGCAACAGTGAGAGGAAAGTTGGATGAAGCTAATCAGGCATTGGGATTGGAACGAGGTGAAGCACCTGACGCTAAGGGTACTGGGAATCGCTTTAGTCATCTTATGGCTATTGCTCCCAATGCTTCTTCTTCCATTCTCATGGGCAATACTAGTCCTAGCATTGAACCTTATCGCGCCAATGCTTATCGCCAAGACACTCTATCGGGTTCTCACCTGAACAAGAACAAGTTCCTTGACGCAATCATTCAGGAAGAAGCCAAGAAGCACAACGAAGGATGGGCTGATGATGTGTGGCGTTCTGTTATCGCCAACGATGGTTCTGTTCAGCACTTGGATTGGATGGATGACTGGAATAAGGATGTGTTTAAGACTGGTATGGAAATTGACCAGCGTTGGGTTATTCAGCATGCTGCAGATCGTCAAGAATACATTGATCAGGCTCAGTCCTTGAATGTGTTCTTCCGTCCAGATTCTCACATCAAATACATCCATGCGGTTCACTTTATGGCTTGGAAGATGAAGTTGAAGACAATGTACTACTGCCGTTCTGATAAGATCGCAAAAGCAGACAAAGTTGCTAAACGTATTGAACGTGAAGTGATTAAAGAGATCGACTTGTCTGCCATGACTGGAGATGAATCTGTTTGTCTAGCATGTGAAGGATAAATGATGGATGCCTACGACATCGCTGGTAAGATCCAGAAATATTGGGCAGCACTCTACCCGAAACATAGTGGAGAGTTGCCTAAATCGAAAAGTATAATCAAAGTTGTTGTGAGTACTGATGATGGTTACCGTGAGGTTGTGGGTGTTTATATTAAAGATAACATGATAGAATTAGTATTGGATAAGGAATAAGAATGATTAAAAAAGCAAGTAGACTTACGGATGACCGTACATATTTCAAACCATTCAACTACCCATGGGCATATGATGCGTGGTTGAAACATGAACAAGCGCATTGGCTTCACACAGAAGTGCCAATGATGGAAGACGTTAAACAGTGGAAGAAGTCTTTGACCAAGGAAGAAAAAGCATTCCTAACAAACATCTTCCGTTTCTTTACACAAGGCGACATTGACGTTGCTGGTGGTTATGTTAACAACTACCTACCATACTTCAAGCAACCAGAAGTTCGTATGATGCTTCTTGGCTTTGCTGCTCGTGAAGCCTTGCACGTTGCTGCATACTCTCACCTGATTGAAACTCTGGGTCTGCCAGACAGCACATACAATCAGTTCTTAGAGTACCAAGAGATGAAAGACAAGCATGACTATGTTTTGGATATCTCTAGCCGCAATGGAACTATCGCTTCAACTGCTGAACACATTGCCGTGTTCTCAGCATTCACTGAAGGTATGCAGTTGTTCTCGTCATTCATTATGCTATTGAACTTCCCACGTCATGGTCTCATGAAGGGTATGGGACAGATTGTTACTTGGTCTATTGTTGATGAGACAATGCACGCTGAGAACATGATGAAGTTGTTCAAGGAATATGTTAAAGAAAACCCAGAGATCTGGAATGACGAACTCAAAGGTCGCATTTACAGTATCGCTGAGAAGATGGTTGAACTTGAAGATAAGTTTATTGACTTGGCATTCCAGTCAGGTGACATGCGTGATCTAAAAGCTGAAGATGTAAAAACCTATATTCGTTATATCGCTGATCGCCGATTGATTGGTCTTGGTATGAAAGGTATCTTCAAAGTTAAGAAGAACCCTCTGCCATGGGTCGAAGAAATGATCAACGCACCAGTCCATGGTAACTTCTTCGAGAACCGAGTTACTGATTATGCTAAAGGTGCACTGGCTGGTTCTTGGGATGATGTTTGGGGGAAGGCAGCGTAATGGCAACTAAGATTTTTGAGTGCGAAGAATGTGGCGCACGTGGTAAGATTATATTGAAGTCTGAAGAAAGACTGGAAGACATTGTGTACTGTCCAGTTTGTTCAGCCGACATCTACGAAGAGGATGACTACACCGAGGAAGAATAAATAGTAGTTCTACTACTATCTTTATCTTCTTCATGTGGTTATACGAAAACGAGATTGTTGAATCCTTACCAGACGATTGTGTTGGCTTTGTTTATTTGATTACGAACAAAGCCAACAGTCGCATGTACATTGGTAAGAAGTTAGCCAAGTTTTCAAAGACGTCCATCAAGACTGTAACTTTGAAGAATGGAACTAAAAAGAAAAAGAAGATCAAGTCAAAGATTGACTCTGATTGGATGGAGTACTATGGTTCATCTATTGAACTAAACAAAGACATCGAATTGCTCGGTAAGGAAAACTTTACCAGAGAGATTCTGTTCTTCTGTAAATCAAAAGCTGAGTGCTCATACATTGAAGCACGTGAGCAGTTTACAAGAAGAGTTTTAGAGAGCGACGACTTTTATAATGGACAAATCTCCGTGAGGGTTCATGGCTCTCACATTAAAGGGAAAATATGACGTACTTATTATTCGCAACAGCATTTGGGTTATCAGCAATCGCTGCTTATTACTCAATCATGGGTTTGGTTGCTATCTTCGCAGCTGCAGCCACTCCTATTTTTATCATGGGGTCATTGTTAGAGGTTTCAAAGTTGGTAGTGGCTTCATGGCTCTATCGCTCTTGGAAACAAATCCCAAAGCTAATGATGGTTTACTTCAGCATTGCGCTAGTCGTACTGATGCTGTTAACATCCATGGGTATCTTTGGGTACTTGTCTAAGGCACACTTGGATCAAGCAGTTCCAACTGGTGATGTAGCAGCCAAGCTATCACTCATCGACGAAAAAATCAAAACAGAAAAGGAAAACCTAAATGCAAATCGTGCAGAACTTAATCAACTGGATTCGCAAGTTAACGAAACCATCTCCAGAAGTGGCACCAGCACTGGCGCCAATAGTGGAACCAGTGGAGTCGAACGAAGTATTGCCATCCGTAGATCTCAGCAAAAAGACAGAGCCAGAATCCTCCAAGAAATCGGCACCACGCAAGCCAAGATCGCAAAACTCAACGAAGAGCGTGCCCCAATCGCCTCAGAAGTCCGAAAAGTCGAAGCTGAAGTTGGACCCATCAAGTACATCGCTGCGCTCATCTACGAAGACAGCGCCAACGAAGAAGTCCTCGAAAAAGCAGTAAGAATCGTTATCATGATGATTGTGCTAGTGTTTGACCCACTAGCCGTTCTCATGCTTATCGCTGCCAACTGGCAGATGCGTAAAGACAAAGAAGATAAAGAAAATCAAACAGACAAGCCAGATGCTTGGGTTGTAGATGTAGATGAAAAACCTTCTTTGGAAGAGTTGAAAGAAGAACCAGATGAACCAGCGAAAGTTAGTTCTTGGTCTGAGCAGTTATTTAAGAAGCAAGATCCACTACCAGATGAGGCTAAGTCTATAATCCACAAATTCTTTCATAAAGAAGATGTGAAAGTACAAGATGATGCTAAAGTTGAGGTAGTTCCTGCCGATACCATAGTGCAAGAGGTTGATAACCTACAACACACTAAAGGTGTCGAATACGACTCGGCAGGTAGAAGAATCACTCCGTAAGATCCGCTTGTCCTAAATAGTTGTATAATCCAAAAAACAACTATAATAAAGTGGATCTAAGATGGAGTTTTTCAAACTCGTAGCCGAATTAGGCTTCCCCATTGCAGCAGCCATTGCTGGTGGGTATTTCGTATTTCTTACCCTAAAGTTCATCCTTGCTGGTGTTACAGGTTCTGTTAACTCCATCAAGGGTATCATCATGGCACTCGACAAACGAGTAGCAGCCATGAATCATGACGTCATTCGTATTGATACAAAGGTGTCACATGCTTTAGGGATTCCACCTGATTTAGATAGAATCGCAAGAGCAGAGCAAAGTGATGCACGTAGAGATTAACCTTAAAGAATGTAAAGTTTGTGGTGCACTTAACCGCAAAGACGAAGACTGTAAAGAATGTAATACATTACCATCTGAAAGTGAATAACCATGGATATCGCAGAGTTAGTCAATAAGTTTGGTTTTCCTATTGTAGCAGCATTCGGTCTTGGGTATTTTATTTACTACGTATGGCAATGGGTGACTACTGAGATTAAACCAGTAACAGGTGAGGCTAGTAAAGTTCTGATTGATCTAATAGATCGCATTAGAATGTTGGATAACGACCTTATCCGTTTGAATCAGAAAGTGAATGTTATTTTGGCTTTGAGAGAAAAAGAAGGGTATAAGCCCTCGGAAGATAACCAAAAGAACGGGATCGACGATGTTAAAGCATCACTTAAGAAAATTCCTGACGGCAGCGCTAATAGTCAATTTAAGCAATAGTTATGCCGCAGAACTTACGCATCAATTTATCAGCCCAGCGTTTAATGGGCAAGGATACTCCAACCACGTTCTAACTATTGAGCAGTTAGAATCGTCACGTAAGCAGAAACTCAAAGATGAACGACAAGCTGCGCAAGATAAAGCGGAGCGTGATGCTAAGAATACAAACTTGGCAAAGTTCCTCAACAACGTAGAGTCTCGCATCTACGCTCAACTATCCAAACAGTTAGCTGATCAAATGTTCGCTGAAGGTGGTGCTACACAAGGCACTATGGACTTTCAGGGAACAAACATCTCATGGGTCAACAGTGGCTCTAATGTTACGCTAACAATCACTGAACCGAACGGTACACAAACAAACGTGACTGTTCCTATCGCATCGTTTGGATTCTAAGATGAAAAAGACTCTTATCGCATTGTCAATTCTAATATTGACTGGTTGTGCAAATATCCGCATGGAAGCATCGCAGGAAGAACCAGTTAAACTAGAAGCAAGAAAAACTCTGGTCGAAAGACTTCCTGAGATTGATGGTCCACCAATAACCATTGCAGTCTATGGATTCCAAGACAAAACTGGTCAGAAGAAACCAAACGAAAAACTCGCTTTGTTCTCTTCAGCAGTTACGCAAGGTGCTGAGGTATTCCTCATTAAAGCACTCCAAGACAGCAACGGATGGTTCAAGGTTGTAGAACGTGTTGGTCTCGACAACCTTGTTAAAGAGCGTCAGTTGATCCGTAATCAACGAGAAGTTTACGAAGGCAAGAATGCAACTCCTCTAAAGCCAATGACGGTGGCTGGTGTTATTGTTGATGGTGGTATCATCGGCTATGACTCCAACATTCGATCTGGTGGTAATGGCGCACGCTTCCTTGGTATTGGTGGAAGTGAGCAGTATCGTGTTGATGAAGTTGTAATCTCCATGAGAATAGTAAGTGTGAACTCAGGAGAAGTATTGCTGAGCACTGCTGTAAGTAAGACAATTTACAGTACTGCTCATAATGTAGGTGTGTTGCGTTTTATTGATGCAGGGACGAAGTCGCTAGAACTAGAAAATGGTCAAGCGATAAACGAACCAACTACCTATGCTGTTCGTATAGCAATCGAACAGGCTGTCTACGAAATGATTGTAGATGGTGAACGTAAGGGATTATGGAAATTCAAAACTAAAATAAATCCAAAGGATTAAGAAATGAAACGACTAAAGGCAAGTGCTCTAGTTATGGCATTGCTTGGCGTGAATTTCGTTTATGCAAATGATGTGTATGTTGAACAAGTTGGTTCTGGTTCTACTATCACAATCCTACAGCAAGGTATCGGCAATATTGCTGGTACGACTACTGATAGTCTTTATATTGGCTCTGGTTCTAATACTGTTAGCTTATCTCAGATTGGCGACAGCAACATCCTAGCAATGGTCGTGAATGGTTCAGCAGCTGACGTAACTGTACTAACAAACGGTAGTGGTAATACACAAACTATCGACTGTGGTACAACTACTTCTGCAGGCTGTTCTGGTTCTACAATTACTCAAACAGTAACAGGTGACGATAACATCATCACTCAAGCATTGGGTGCAGGTGCTAATCACATCAGCAACATCACTGTGACTGGCGATACTAATACTATCACTCATACAAGTACTGCCACTGGCACTACTACTATGAATGCTGCAATTAGTGGAAACCTAAACACAGTTGGAGTGACTCAATCTGGAATGACTACACAAAATGTTACGATCAATTCAACTGGCAATAGTAACACTATTTCTGTTACACAGTCCAACTAATTGGGCTGCTGTAGGTAAAGTCACAGAGCAATCTGGACCAACAGAAATAGTCCGTGACAAGAAATCAATCTCCAGCAACGTAGGTTCTGGGGTAGAGATGAATGACACGGTGGTTACTGCTAAGGCGAAAGCAAAACTAACCTTCGAGGATAACACGACAGTCAACATTACCGAGCAATCAAAACTCGTTATTGACGACTTCGTGTATGATCCGAAGAAAGGTTCAGGCAAATTAGCTATGAAAGTTGTAATGGGCACTGCTCGTTACGCAAGTGGTCAAATAGCAAAAACAAATCCACAACAAGTTGCAATCAATACCCCTACTGCCACGGTGGCGGTTAGGGGTACTGACTTTTCCATGACAGTGGACGAACTTGGTCGTAGCCTAATTGTGCTACTACCTTCTTGTGATAACGATAAGCGCAAGTGTGTAACTGGCGCAATCTCTGTTAAAAATGACGCTGGTGAAGTGTTTATGGATCAACCATATCAAGCCACACTGGTATCGTCATTATCAACTCCCCCAACATCTCCAATTATCGTTAATATCGATCAGGCGAACATCAACAACCTTTTGATCATTGCGCCACCGAAAGAAATTAAGGATAAAGAAATCGTAGAATCAAAGAACATTCTCGATAAAAATGATCTAAACGTAGACTTGTTAGCATTCAGTGCACTAAACGAAAACCAATTAGAGAACTTCAAAGAGTTAGATCGAAACGCATTAGACATTAACTTTTTGTATAACATGCTTGATGCTGAGAGCGCAGCATTGAAGACTGATCACCTATCAGCTGATAGCAGACTACTGCCAAACTTTAACCCTGCTGTTGGCGCAACATACTTCTACAATGACGACCAGTCATTGATCAACGTATGTCGTTATACTGCCAGTCAAACTGCGTGTGTAAGAACTTCTGTTGATGAAGACAAGACTGTCTCATATCTACAAGATGGCACTACTTACCTACAGAACATTAACAAGGGTGGTGGTTCTACAATCACCATTGTACAGAAATGAAGAAGTTTCTCGTTTTATTTCTAATGTCGGTTTCTGCTTATGCAGATAACATCTCATTGTACAGTTCTAATCTGAACATCATAGGTGTTACACCAACCAGCTACAATAGCCCATATAGTGAGGGTGCTTCAAACGCATTCGACGGAAACCCATACACAAAATACTTGAACTTCGATAAACTTAATGCTGGTGTCACTGTTGAGTTGAATCAGGGTAGAGTTGTAAAGTCATTCACAATAACCACAGCAAACGACTTTAGTGGTCGTGATCCAACAAGCTATAAGTTGTATGGAAGTAACAGTGGTAGTAGTTGGTCTCTTATTCAACAGGGTTCTCTGACTTTATCAGACAGTAGATACAACACATCAACACCTATCAACGTCAATAACACTGCTGCCTACGTTTATTACTTTATGGTATTCCCTACCACTAAAGCTGGACAGGGATGCGGTCTTAACTGTGATAGTATGCAGATTGGTGAGCTAACTTATCAATACGATCCACTAAACACTACCACAAGCACCAAGCAAACAGGTGGCACTATCGCCAACCCAGGAACTGCTGGTGCAACTGAAACTGCAACACCTCCACCTGCTCCATCTTACTCTGCCACTATCACAGCAGAACAACAAGCTAAAGTAAATGCAGCCAGAGCAAGACAAACTTACAAGAACGAAGTCAATATTGTCCAGATCGGCAGCTACAACTCCATTGATGTTATTCAATCTGGTTTCTATCACCTAGTTGACGTCACCGTCCTAGGAGATTCTAACATAGTTGACATCGGACAGTATGGAGTTAAGAACTACGCTAAGGTGCACATACAAGGTTCTGGAAACTCTCTTAACAACCATCAAGGTAACACTGGAGTTGGTACTGGACATTTCTCTGAGATGTTGATCAGTGGCAATAATAATACTATTGTGAACAACCAGTCAGGGAACGGCGAGAAGATTAGCTTTATTTCTAACAACGGAAATGGAAATGCAATAAGTAGCACACAATCTGGTAGCGGAACTAAATATTCGGATATCAAAGCAACTGGAAATGGACATACAGTTATGCTAGATCAGAAAGATGGTGGTGCCCACGGTGCTCGTATTGAAGTTACGAATAATGGTGGAGCGTCAAATATTAACGTGCTGCAACAAGGGAATACTAATCAGACTTATTCTATACAACAGTCTTGTGCTACTGTTGGTGGGTGTTCTGTGACAGTTACACAACAATGAAAAAATTATTATCACCATGGATGGCTCTAGTAACGCTAGTGCTCTTGTTGTGCATTCGTATCGCTGATCCTTCTTTCGTTGAGTCAGTGCGACTTCGTTATTTCGATCAACTAATAACAAGTAAGGAGAGCACCACTAGCCAACAGGTTCATGTGGTCAATATCGACGATGCCTATATTCGACAAAAAGGACAATTCCCATTCCCTCGTGGACAGTATGCCGAACTGGTTGCTAATCTGTATTCTTCTGGTGCTGGGTTGGTTGTCTTTAACATCTATATGCCTGAGCGTGATCGCTTTGGTCAAGATTCTCAATTAACTAATTTAATGCAACAAGCACCTGTGGTTCTTCCACATGTTGCTGATGTAAACCCACAGATTACAGACTCTGTGACACAAGCGTTTCGTCCAGGAGTTTCTGTTGTTGGTGGTGATCCAAAAGATACTGGAGTGAGATATGGAAGCATTCTTCCGAACCATGCACCATACAATAAATCTGCTGCTGGCATTGGTGTTGTTAACACTCTGCCAGAAATCGATGGCGTTACCAGACGAGTACCAATGGTCGTCAACGCAAATGGCGACTTGTACCCAAGCATTAGTTTGGAAACACTGCGTGTTGCCAGCGGAGACCCTAGCTTTCAAGTCAAGGTCAACGAGTCAGGAATCGAAGCCGTTAGAATTCCTCAGTTCGGAAAAATCACAACAGACGAACTCGGTAGAATTTGGGTGGACTGGTCAAGCAAACCAAGAGAGCATTCCGCTGCCGCTTTACCAAAAGACTTTGGTGGAGCAATCGTCATTGTCGGACTTACAGCCAAAGGTCTTAATAACCCAGTGGCTACACCGATCGGCGCAGTCTATCCTCATCACCTTCAAGCTGCAGTATTAGACACTCTTACCAGTGGAACAAACATTAGCCGACCTGACTGGGCATTCCCAGCTGAGTTGGCGTTCATCGTAATTGCTGTAATTCTATCACTCTACCTAACAAGGTTTACTCATGGCTACATCTTTGCGATCGCTTTGGCAGCACTCGCCTACTTTGGTGGCTTCCAACTTTTTGTTCGATCAAGCTATCTACTTGATGCTGTGTTCCCGATACTTACCATTGGGATTGTTAGCTTCCATGGATACATCGTCAAGTTCCTTGTCGAGTTGCGAGCGAAACAGCAAATCAAGAAACAGTTCGGTGGATACGTTTCTCCAGTCATCGTTAACCAATTGGCTGAAGACCCTGAAGGTGCAGCAGAACGACTAAAGGGTGAGAAGCGTGACTTGTCTATCGTTATGACTGACTTGCGTGGCTTTACTACACTTGGTGAGTCATTTGGTGCTGACGTGCAAGGTTTGACTAACGTGATGAACCGATACATGGACGCATTGTCCAAGCCAGTGTTGAAGAACGGTGGGTGTATTATCAAGTTCATTGGTGATGCATCGCTGCACGTTCACAATGCACCAGTTGACGACGTAGACCATCCAGTGACTGCTGTTCGTACTGCGTTAGAAATGATTGACGCTATTGAAGAGTTCAATAAAGTTCTTCAAGCAGAAGGTCGTCCACCTGTTGGTATGGGTGCTGGTGTCAACACTGGTCCAACTTTGATTGGTAACATTGGTGCCAACGATCGTTACGGTTATGATGTACTTGGTGATTCAGTTTCGACTGCTGCTCGTCTAGAGGGGCAAACGAAAGGTTATGGTGTTCTGTTAGTTATCGGACCAGATACTGCAGAACGAGTGAAGCATGTCTATGATGTGGCTCAGCTAGATTGTATCGCTGTAAAAGGTAAGACAATTGGTCTGCACATTTATGCCATCGCTAAAGTTGGTGACAAACATCAACAGTATCTTGATGCTTACTATTCTGGTGATTGGAAGAAAGCCATGAAGTTAGCTCAAGAACTAATGGAAGAGGAATCCCCTCTAAAACACTACTACGAACTAATGCTTGCAAGAATGAAAGAAGGAAAGCCAAGCAATTGGGACGGAGTTTACCATGCAACAAGTAAGTAATAATTAAGGAATTGAAATGAGAGACAAACATCTTATGTGGGGCTTGGCAGTACTGCTGCTAATTCCTATTGGGTTCTCTATGGTTAGCAGAGAAAGTTTTCGCTACCCATGCCAAGACCCAGCAAATTGGGAAAAAGACATCTGTAAGATGCCATTGTGTGATGTAACACGCACTTGCCCAGAACACATTTTTAAAGGACAACGTGATCCACGACTTGGTCCACCAAAAGACGGAGAAGGTAAAGCAACTCCACCATCTATGACAACACCACTACCAGCAGGAGCATGTAAATGAATGACCTAATGTACACCGAAGAGCAGTTAATGGCTCGACTAAAATTCTTCATCGGTATCTGTCTATCATTTACCCTTGTTGGAATTGTTTTCGTAGTTCTGTACTCTATCATCTTTGTGACTCAACCACTGAACGCTATCAGCCCTATTGATCAGAAGTTCTTTGAGTTGATCATCCCTATCGCTACATTCTTGACTGGTACTCTATCAGGTATCATGTTGGCTGGTGGTGATAAAGACGCACAGAAGTTGGCAATGCAAGCTGCGCAAAAGGGTTGGGACAAACCACCAGCACCTTTGGCTCCACCACCATCTTCTCCATCTCCAATGCCAATGGCACCACGACCAATGTCAATGCCAATGATGCAGCAAACTTATGCAAGCCCACTTGGCGAAGCTACAGTGATGCCTGTGTTTGAAGCTGGTGATCCAACTCATAGAAACTCACGCAATGACTAACCCTAACAGAGAAGACTGGACAACACGCAAGTGGCGTCCAATGATGGCTTGGATGTACATGTCTGTATGTATCCTTGACTTCGCTCTTTTCCCTGTTCTTTGGTCTATTCTGCAAGCCTACTATGATGGTCAAGTAACAAGCCAGTGGGATCCGCTAACACTTAAAGGTGCTGGCTTGTTCCATATGGCTATGGGTGCGGTTCTGGGTGTTGCAGCTTGGAGCCGTGGACAAGAGAAACTAGCAGGAGTCAACAATGACAACACCGTATCACCAAGCGTGTCAACAGCACCTAGCGTACTATCGCCAAAACCAGTCCCGAGGATGCCTTCCGCAACCCCAACAGTAGATCCTGTGGAGCGAAACACCCGAAATGACTAAATAACCCTACTCCCAGTAAGGTTTTAGACCCCTGTAAGTTGTTGAATTTACAGGGGTTTTTCTTTGCAACAAAGGTGTTTACTTTTATTCGTACCTGATGTATAATAACTGTAATGAATGAGAAAAAGGAGTTTGTTATGAAGGGTTCTATCCGTGCTTTTATCGGTTTTATGCTTGCTTTTGGTGCTGTGGGTACTCTGGATTTTGACCCCAGTGCTAGCCTTCTTCTTCAGACTAGCCTTGCTGTTGTTGGCTTGCTGGTTATGTATAGCGGTATTCGTGCAATGAATGCAGGTCGATAATGGACGTAAACCTTCTGCTAGAAGAACTGGCTGAGGAAGAGCGTCAGCGCAGGATCGATGAACAATACGAGGAGTTCATGGAGGAGATGTATCAACTCTGGGAACTTGAGCAGTATGCAGCCGACTCATATGATGAGGATGCAATTTATTATGGAGAAGTATGATGGCGTATGGTGAGTGGAAAGGTAAAGTCTATGACGCAAGTCATGGAAGTTTCTTCGATCGTGGTGCAGCCGACAGTTACTATGGTCGCCCACGTGACCCGCATCGTGGTGGTGTAGGTGGCGACTCAGGAGAGCGTGTTGCTGCTATGAACGTAGATGAATTGGGTGCGTACCATTCTGGCTACGATTGGAATGAAGAATTTGGTGATAAGAAAAGATGGGATTGACAATGGATAAACGGCTAGAAGAAATTTTGCACATCGCCCAAGAGGAATGTGCAGAAGTGACCCAAGCAATCAGTAAGGTTTTCCGTTTCGGATTCGCTGGTGTGCATGAGGGTAAGTCCAACAAGCAGTCTCTTGAAGAAGAAATTGGTGACTTGGAATGTATGTTGGAACTTCTTAAGCAGGAGTTTGCAATTGATCGTGAAGCAGTGGTTCAAGCGAAGTTACGCAAAGCCACGAAACTGAACACTTGGTCTAAACACATCCGCACTGAGATTGTATGATTAAAATTGAAGGTTTGACCAAAGAACAAGTTGCAATGCTCGACGAGATGTGGGCATGCGACAGCATGGACGAGATTCATGCATGGATGGAAGAGTTGCCTGAGCACAAACGTCCCATGGCTAACGTCTTGTGGGAGATGTTGATTCTCGCAAGCATTGACGAAGACTTAGAAGACCTAAGCGACGCAAGGAATGTACTAATAAATTTTATTTGATTTGTAAGAGGAAATCGTGTATAATAAGTTGAAACCTAGAGATCTGATAGCAAAAGATCTACGTACTCCAAAGTACCGCATGCGTGTAGTGGAGTCGAAGGTTAGGCACACCCGTAAGATTAAACATAAAGGTAAAGACGATGGACAATATTTACGAGTTGAGTAAGCAAGGGTTGACCACAACCCTAACTGTTAAAGACCACGATTATGATGTGGTTGAATTTACACTGAGAAAGAACTTGATCGATGAAAACGGTAAGACTATCGTTGACTCAAAGTACGAGATGTTTTTCTCTAGCCGTGAGTTCAAAGATTTTTTCCAACCCTTAGTTAATGATTTGAAAGTGAGATTTGATAATGAACCTAGCAACCGATCTTGAGTTACAAGAACATGTCCTCAACAACTTGCGCACTAACCAACAAGGAGTTCTTGTCACCTTCACCAAGAAAGATGGCAGCGAACGAAAAATGCAATGCACCCTTGTCGAAGGGAACATCCCCGCAGACAAACGACCAAAGACCGAAACAGCTAGCCAGACTGCTGGATCCGCAGTACGTGTTTTTGACACAGAAGTAAGCGAGTGGCGTTCTTTCCGTTGGGATTCTGTAGTTAAAGTGGAGATTTGAAATGAGTGATTTGATTAAAATTGTTTTGTTGGTAGCGTTTATCGTTGCCCTTGTTGTACTTGGTCCATTGCTGACCATCTGGGCATTGAACACATTGTTCCCTGTTCTGGCAATTTCGTATTCGCTTGAGACTTGGGCAGCAATTATTCTGCTTGGTGGTTTCCTGCGTGCAAATGTTTCTATTAAGAAGTGAGTTATTATGGCTATTAAAATTTCAAACCCTGAAGACAAAAAGAAAGTTATGGCAGCTGTGCGTGAAATCAGCGCATCCATGACACGCACTGAAGCTGAGCGAGATCTGATCAAAGAGATCGTCAAAGAAGTTTCTGATAACTTCCAGATCCCACGCAAGATCGTTAAGAAAATTGCAGTGACTTATCACAAGCAGAACCTAACTGAAGTCGAAGCCGAACACGAAGAATTCGTGGACGTCTACGAGGACATCACAAAAACTGCTTGACTTTAATTCCGCTTTGCGGTATAATAGATATTATATTATGGAGGTTACAAACCTATGGCAACTACTGCAAAGCGTAAAGCACTAATCGCGAAAGCGGATCGTATGGCTAAGGGTGTGGAGGTTCAACTCCACCCCGAAACCTACATGCGAGATCTAATCGTGGCGTTGAACTACTACAACGTAAGTCACGATGACAAAGAAAAGAAGAAGTGGCTCATTCACTTCGTCGCTCAAACTGACAAGAAACTGGCTGTGGAACTACTCAAAGTAGATGAGTATCATTTCCGCTACGCAGGTATTCTTGCTCGTCTAATGGAAGGTGGCTCTGCTCTTCAAGAGAAAGAGTACAATACCTTCAACGAACGTCTGGCATTCCTCAAGGAACAAGTCAGTGTTCGTCAAAAGTCTCAAATTAAAGCAGACAAGAAAGCAGAAGATGCAGCACAAGCAGCACTCCCTGTAAACGTAATTTCTATTCAGCAACGCATGGAAGACAAAGCCCATGAGTTTGCAGCTGAGATTGACGGTGCCATTGATGACTTTATCCTTGGTAAATGCAAGAGTGACTTCTCTACTAAAACCTACCTTGCGTCAAACCTTGTTGCAGCACCCATTGCAAAACGTATTGGCGAGTTCTACGTTGGTCTCTCCAAAGAACTGCGTGAAGCCATTGAAGGTAAAGACGAACAACTCAATGAAGGATATTCATTCCTGAACAAGCGTGAGTTGAAGCGTTATGCTGACTTTGTTGATCAGATTATCTCTGACTGCAACCAGCAAGTACAAACTGCCAAAGCTAATCGTGCACCACGTAAGCGTAAGCCAGTGCCTGCATTTAAGCAAGTAGCACGTATGAAGTACCTAAAGGAATTCGCTGAGTTGAATCTCAAGTCTGTGAAGCCAGAAGGTATTATTGACTCCACTGAAGTTTGGGTGTATAATACCAAGTACCGTCGCATTGGCGTTTACAAAGCCGATGGTGGTGTCTTGGCAGTCAAGGGAACTACCATCATTGGATTCTCTGTCACTGATTCCAAGCAATACACACTACGCAAGCCAGAAGAATTCTTCAAAGGATTGACAATCGGCAAGCGTCCGTTGAACGCTAAGATGAAGACGCTGACTACCAAGCCAGCGCAACCAAATGGTCGTATCAACGAAGAAACAATTATCCTTGGAGCATTTTAATGATTTTAGTAGACTACAGTCAAGTCAGCTTGGCAGCGATTCTAACCTTCCAACGAGAGTTGAAGGGCACTGAGTCCGAAGTGAAGAACTTGATTCGTCACGTAACTCTTTCCACACTCAAGTCATATAAGAAAAAGTATGGTGGTGAGTATGGCGAGTTGGTCATCTGTTGCGATGGTCGCAAGTACTGGCGCAAAGAAGCGTTTGCTCACTACAAAGCATCACGCAAGAAAAACCGAGATGCATCTGATCTTGATTGGAAGCTGATCTTTGACACGCTGACTGAAATGCGTGAAGACATTGCAACGCACTTTCCGTGGCGAGTGATTCACGTTGATCGTGCAGAAGCCGATGACGTAATCGCATGCATGAGTAAGTGGCTTCAAACCAATCAGCTAATCACTGAAGGTTTGATGGAGGATCCACAGAAGGTTTTGATTCTGTCTTCAGACAAAGACTTCAAACAACTGCAGGTGTATGATAACATCAAGCAGTGGTCACCAATGCAAAAGAAGTACGTGACTGCATCCAAGTCCGAACTCAAAGCGTGGATGATTGAACACATCGTTAAGGGTGATGCAGGTGACGGAGTGCCGAACATTCTATCACCAGACGACATCTTCTTGCAAGATGGTGTTCGTCAGAAACCAGTCTCAGCCAAACGTCTTGAAGAGTTTATTGAGAAGGGTTTTGATGCTTGTCGTACAGAAGATGAACGACGCAACTGGCATCGCAACTCTACGTTGGTAGCATTCGAACACATCCCACAAGATGTGAACGACTCGATTGTGAATACATATCTAAATAACAAACCAAAAGGCGACAAGATGGCAGTCATGAACTACTTGATTGAACACCGTTGCCGTCTTTTGCTTGATGAACTTGACGATTTTTAAGGACAACAATGGCGAAATATATCACTGAGATCTTAACAGAGATCAACGAAGACCCAAAGACTATTGAAAAGTATAAGGCTAACGCTGCACTACGATTCATCTTTGAACACGCATTCTTGGTAGAGAAGAAATTCGATCTACCTGAAGGCGATCCTCCATACAAGAAAGATTCTGCTCCACTGGGTATGACACCTGCCAATCTCTATCAAGAGGTTCGTAAGCTGTACGTGTTCTGCCGTAAAGATTTGAAAGCACTACGCAAGGAAACTCTCTTTGTTCAGTTGCTTGAGAATCTTCACCCAAGCGAAGCTGAACTGGTACTTGCAATCAAAGACCAAAAACTAACAAAGAAGTATCCCAAGATCACACACAAGTTGGTTGCTGATGCTGGATTCATTCCTGCGCCACCTGCAAAGGCTCCAGCAAAAAACTCCAAGGCTCCAGAAGAGACTGGAGCCCAACCTACAGAAAACGCTTGACTTGCAAAGAAAAGTGTAGTAGAATTCTACTTAAGATAATGAATGGATTGAGAAATGCCTAATTGGTGCGATAACAGTGTTACCCTGACACATCAGGACAAAGAAAAGATTGATGCGTTAGAAGCAGTACTGAAAGACCAGCAAGACTGTGAAGTGTTTTACCATCTGCGTCCACGACCTTTGGATCAAGACGAAAACTGGTATGACTGGAACATCAATAACTGGGGCACCAAATGGGACATGACCATTATTGATTTTGATAGACAGGACGACCATACTATTTGGATCTCTTTCGAGACTGCTTGGTCGCCTCCAATCGCCATGTACGAGTATTTGGTTGATGACGGATGGGAAGTGCAAGCACTTTACCATGAAAGTGGTTGTGCCTTCTGCGGTACGTTTAATACTGAAGGTGGTGATGACTTCTATGAGTATGACTTCACTGATCTAGAGTCGCTTGAAGCACTACCTGCAGATCTTCAAGACTTTACTGGTTTGATTGATTACTACCATGATCAAGAAGCTGAGCGTGAAGCTGAAGCCGAATATGAAGATGAAGAAGCCAAGAAAACCGAATGGTATCCACCTGAAGTGAATCCTGTTCGTGTTGGTCGCTACGAAGCCAAAGATCCTGCACATCCTAATTGGCCATTTGCAGAATACGCAGACTGGAACGGAAAGAATTGGGTCAATGGTGATGGTAAGAAAATCAAGATTGCCAAGTGGCGTGGTTTGAAAGAAGAATTTGTCAATGAAACAAAAGTGGATTGATGCATTTATGGACACAGCCGAGAGATTTTCTCAGCTGAGTTCTGCTGAACGGTTGAAGGTTGGTGCTGTTGTTGTACAAGACAATCGCATTATCTCTATTGGTTACAATGGAACACCGTCAGGTTGGGACAATGTGTGCGAGGTAGAAGTTGCTCCAGGTTTTGGAGAAGTTTTACCACCAGTGACGAAAACGAAAGATGAGGTAATCCATGCTGAAGCAAATGCAATACTTAAGTTGGCACGTGATGGTGAGCGAGGCAATGGTGCCGATCTATTCTGTACTCATGCTCCTTGCATTCAGTGCGCTAAGTTAATCTACGGTGCTGGTGTAAAGAAGGTGTACTACCGTCATACATATAGAGACGAAATTGGTTTAGATTTTTTGAAAAACTGTAACATTGAAATAGAAAGGGTGTAAATGTCGATTACACTAAAGAACCTAGAAAGCGCATTGGCTGGTGAGTCAATGGCGCATATCAAGTATCGCTACTTTGCGAAACTTGCACGTGCTGAAGGATTTGAAGATGTTGCAAAACACTTTGAACACACAGCTGACCAAGAGTTGAAACATGCTTGGGGTCATCTTGAATTGTTGGTTGGTACTCCATCAACTAAGCACGCACTTGAACTTGCCATCGAAGGTGAGACTTATGAGTACACTACAATGTATCCTAAGATGCAAGCAGAAGCAGTTGTTGAAGGCAACCAAGAAGCTGAACGTGAAGCAGCACATCAGATCGCAGAGAGTCAGACTCATGCTGAAGAATTCCGTGCTGTGCTTGCCAAGGCAGAAAAGCGATTCAATGCATTGAAGAAGGTTGAGCAACGTCATGCTGAAGCGTACCAAGAAATTTGGGAAACTGTTAACACATCACAAGGAGCAAAATAATGGATCACGTTTGTGTAGTATGTGGACATGTCCACGATGAAGCCACTGAAGGTAAGTGGGAAGATCTGCCAGCAGACTTCGAGTGCCCTGAGTGTGGTGTTGGCAAAGACGAGTACGAAGTGCTCTAAAAATATCTTCAAAAAAGATTGACTTTTATTCAATCTTGCGGTATAATTTGACTAAATAGAAGACAGGGTGTTGTGAACTGCAACCCTTGTCTCAAAAAGAACTTGACTTTAATTCCTACAAGGCGTATAATTTCTACTATGAAATCGATAGTGTTACATTCCAGACTTAACAAACAGCTACCTATGGTCGCTGCGTGGAATAGCACACGTCCATCATTTGTAGAAGGCTCTGGCTATGCGATTGAGGATACGAAGGGTTTTGGTAAGAAGATGTAAGAGAACTTAGTCTCTTTACCAAAACCCTCGAAGATGAAAGTCTCGAGGGTTTTTTGTTTTTAGGTGTTGACTTTTATTCTTGTTTGATGTAGAATCAATGCCTTGTTGGATACTTTTGTGTCCTCCCTGATGACCCTTCTACTAGTAGGGTCTTTCAGAAAGCTGTTGACTTTTATTGTTACTTGATGTATAATAAGAGTTCTGAAGTTGATGCTCTTTAGCGTTACTTCGAAATGTTCCTTAAAAATTTGGGATTCTGTATTTAAGACGGTCATCAGTGTTAGTTCGCTGGTGCTGATGACCGTATGTTCCCGAGTAGTGTAGTGGTAACACACCAGACTTTGACTCTGATATTGTAGGTTCGATTCCTACCTCGGGTGCCATATTGAATTGCATTAGATCTCTTTTAGCGTCTCCCTGTAGAGGGTATGGCGTTAGATCCCTTTTAGTGTGATTCAATATGGTAACAATGTTCAAGGAGAACGACATGAAAACTGGTAAACAGTAGTGTCGCTCAAGATCCCGTATTGGTCTTGGGTTGGCACGTAAAATCAAATAATTACGACAACCCACTCGTGGCGTTAATGGTAGCGTACATGACTCTTAATCATCGAGGTCTGAGTTCGAATCTCAGCGAGTGGACCAATACGGGTTTGTAGTTTAACGGCGAAAACATCTGGCTTTTAACCAGTAAGACTCTCGGTTCGAATCCGAGCAGACCCACCAGTTTTCTTTGGGGTGAGTATAGTGTAGTGGTAGCACCCAACTCTGTGAAAGTTGTAGTATGGGATCGTAACCCATTATTCACCCCAAAGAAAATTGTATGCCTCTTAAGCTAATCAGGTGAAAGCGTCGGACTGAAAATCCGAAGAGACTGGTTCGATACCAGTAGGAGGCACCAAAAAGATTATCCTCTTGTAGTTAAATGGTATAACGTACGCTTGATAAGCGTTTATTACAAGTTCAATTCTTGTCGAGAGGACCAAGTTACGGTGCGTTCATATAATGGTTATTATCTCGGATTGTCTATCCGAAGACGGGAGTTCGATTCTCCCACGCATCGCCAGTTTTAGGAATGGTTCAGCAACTTTTAAGAACACCAAACTTTTAATTTGACATGTTCGTCAAAACATTCCTGTTATATTTCTATTCCGTGAAACCCAAGCATGGTGCAAGGGCTTGACTGTTAATCAATGATTAGGTGAGTTCGATCCTCACACACGGAGCCAGTTTTAGGATCCTTACCGCAATTCAAAAATTTCAAACCATTATCTTGAAAAGAAAGCGGATCCTGTTGTATTTGGGGGCAGTAGAGGGCTACGGGTAACCCTTGCAAGGTTGCTGTCTAGATCGGTTCGATACCGACGGTCTCCACCAGAGCAAATAGAAGTCTTGTTTTGATGCATGGCTTCTCAACGGTTGTTAGTGACGATGGGTGCTATCGGAACTTCCACTAATTTACACTGCGTTCGACTTCAGGTGAGGTCATCACCCTTTCAAGGTGACTAGATGGGATCGTTACCCATACGCAGTACCAAGTTTATCTCTGTAAAGCGTTATCAGGTTGCGTACACCGTTTGGGGCGGTGTGGTGAAGGTTCGAATCCTTCTACGGAGACCATCTTATGGGCTGTTGGTATAACTGGGAACACAGTGCCCTTGCAAGGCACAGTTGGGAGTTCGATTCTCCCACGGTCCACCAAACTCTCCCTGACACACGGAGTACAATGTGATAAGTTGTGTGTCATTTTTCTGAAGCATACTGACGCTGAGGCTAAGCGTTTATGTGGAGCATAGCTGGATGTGCATTGCCTTCTGGTCATCGGTTCAATTCCGATAAGTGTGTTTCAGAAAAATGGGGACTTGATGTAATGGTAGCATAGCATAGCAAAAAATCAATTCTGTCTGTAGAATTGTTTCCGCAATACTAAAGCTCAACTCTGTAAAAGTTCTTGTGCGTGGTTCGAATCCCGCAGTCCCCACCAATTTTATGCCTCGTTAACTCAGCGGTAGAGTGACTCCCTTACAAGGAGAAGGTCGGCGGTTCAATCCCGTCACGAGGTACCAAGTTTTAGAATAGTTACAGCAAAAATTAATGCACTGTCAATGGTTGACAATTTCTCTTCAAAAGAAACGATTGTGGGTTCAAATCCCACTGCAAACAAACTATTCTGATGTTTTATGTCCCTTTAGCATAACTGGATAATGTACTAGTCTACGAAGCTGGGTGATGCAGGTTCGAGTCCTGTGGGGGACGCCAAATTATGGAGAGTAATGCAGCGGGGTTGGTCCTGCGACGTGCCTTGAAAACACGGTTCTCAGAAATGGGATGGGGTTCGACTCCTCTGCTCTCCGCCAAGTTTTAGGTTAGGTTCTGCAAAACAAAATTAGCTGGTTCGATTCCAGCATTACCAACCAGCCGAAAGGCATTCTGGTGATGTGCCACGGTGGCAATCAAACTAACCTGTTGTTCAATGGAAGTATGGTCGAGTCTGGTTTATGGCAACTGTCTAGAAAGCAGTCAACCCGAAAGGGTTCGTGGGTTCAAATCCTACTACTTCCGCCAATTTTATAGGAGATGTATATGCCAAGTGTATTTTTAGTTAGTGATACACACTTTGGTCACGCTGGTGTATGCAGATTCACTCGTGATGATGGTGTGACAAAGATTCGCCCATGGACTGATCCAGAAGAAATGGATGAAGCCATGGTTAAGATGTGGAACGAAACTGTAAAGCCAACTGACAAGGTTTACCACTTAGGTGACGTTGTTATTAACCGCAAGTCTTTAGGGATTATGCGTAGGTTGAATGGTGATAAGGTTTTGATTCGTGGTAACCATGACATCTTTCGTGATGACGAATACCGTCAACACTTTAGAGAGTTGCGTGCATATCACGTAATGAATGGAATGATCTTGAGTCATATTCCGTTGCACCCAGATTCATTGGGTCGCTTCGGTGTTAACATTCATGGTCACTTGCATACTAATCGTGTTATGATTCAAAAGCATGCTGGTGCTACACCAGTTATTGATCCACGTTACCACTGCGTTTGCGTTGAACAAACAGATTTCAGACCCATCTTGTTTGAAGACGTGATTCAAAGAATCAAGGACGAAGGTGGTGAGGTTGGTTTCAAGAATGGTAATGGACCAACCATGTAAGTTATGGAGAGTGGGCAGGATGGTAATGCAGCAGATTGCTAATCTGTCATCGTAGTGATACGGTGAGTGGGTTCGATTCCCACACTCTCCGCCAATGTTGTGTCGACGACTAATCTCGGTGCTTCCGTTCTCCCGAGTTAAAATAGTTCTTTGTGGTTCTCCCCTGACGAGATAAAGCAAAGAGCAAGACGGAGCCATGCCGAAGTGATGGAATTGGTATACGTGCTTGACTCAAAATCAAGATTCTGTGGGTTCGAGTCCCACCTTCGGCACCAGAATTTAATGCGGATGTAACCGAATTGGTATAGGTATCGGACTTAAAATCCGAGTTCTGTGGGTTCGAGTCCCACCATCCGTACCAGTTAATGTCCCGTTAGCTCAGTGGATAGAGCAATGGTCTTCTACACCACAGGTCGGGAGTTCGAATCTCTCACGGGACGCCAGATGTTGGGCTGATAGCTTAATGGTAAAGCAGCCGACTCATAATCGGTCGAGTGAGAGTTCAATTCTCTCTCAGCCCACCAGTTTTTATGTGCGTGTGTAGCTGAAAGGTTAGGCAGCGGATTGCAAATCCGTATCATGCAGGTTCAAATCCTGTCACGCACTCCAAGATACTTGTTGACTTTTATTCTTACTTGATGTATAATAATGTCTTAGTTGATTAGGAAATGCACGATTCGTCTATCGGTTTAGGACACCAGCCTTTCACGTTGGTAAGACGGGTTCGATTCCCGTATCGTGTACCAGTTTTTATACACATGACAATTCGTTGTAGATGTTGAGAAAGCAGTGCCTCGAAAACACTGTGAGCTAACGGTTCGAGTCCGACAACATGGTCACTAGCAAGTAACAACTATTACTACGTACCACTAACCCTAACGTATACTGGGCGAAATGGTTGCGAATGAGAGTGGCGCAACGAATGAGTTGTCAGTTGTATAAGAATTTGGAGGTGCCGCCGTAATGGTATGGCAGCGGACTGTAAATCCGTCGCTCTTCGGAGCAAATAGGTTCGATCCCTATCACCTCCACCAGTTCGGTCATACTAGCTATGACTGTCAATCTTGACATAGGGTCAAGCGTGTTACATGTGCGGGTCAACGCCAGTTGGTCTATTCGGTCACCACGTAGAGTGACGGCTAAAGTTCGTAATGCCACATATTCATGCTTCGTTAGCTCAATTGGGAGAGCGCAACACTGTCACTGTTGAGGTAAGGGGATCGAAACCCCTACGAGGCGCCAAGTTATTGCGGGTTAGGGAAATGGTTATCCCGTCAGTCTCATAAGCTGAAGGTAGTTGGTTCGATTCCAGCACTCCGCAACCAGTTTTAGGATAGGTTCTGCAAATAAAAGCATTCAACTTGTAATTGAAAAAAGCTAAAAACTATCCTGTTGTATTTTGCCCTTGTATCCTTAATGGTAGAGGTTCGCTCTTGTAAGGCGAGTGATGCGGTTCGATTCCGTACTGGGGCACCAAGTTTTAGGATCCTTACCGCAAATCAAAAACCTTTTTATTGGAAAAAAGCAAAGCGGATCCTGTTGTATTTCGGTGACGTAGCACAATGGCAGTGCACTTCCTTCATACGGAAATGGTTGGTGGTTCAAGTCCACTCGTCACCACCAGAGAATTTCGGCGATTAGCGCAGTCTGGTAGCGCATCTGGTTTGGGACCAGAGGGTCGCAGGTTCGAATCCTGCATCGCCGACCATTATAAGTAGAGAACATGCGGATGTGATGGAATTGGTATACGTGTTGGTCTTAGAAGCCAAATTTTGTGAGTTCGAGTCTCACCATCCGCACCATTTTATTCCGAAGTAGCACAGCGGTAGTGCAGTTGACTGTTAATCAATTGGTCGTAGGTTCGATCCCTGCCT